CCGAGCCACTTTCGTTTTACCTTAATGGTACCGTGAAAGGACGGTGCTGTGTCAGCTTGGACAAAGAAGGCATACAAACCTTCAGGTCCATCAAGATTACCAGGAACACCCCGTTTAGCAAGGACGGGGTATCGCCATTCTCTGCGTTGCAAGCGCCTGTTGTACCTAGTAGGTACATCAGGCAGCCATTCGCGACAGAGGACGGCCATGGAATAGGAAAGGGATGGTAAACCTTTCTTAGCGGCTTGGTCCAAATAGACCAAGTAGCGTACCCATGACCTGGCGTCCTCAATACCCGCGGACTTAACTTGCAAAATCGCAAGATCGTCTCCGTTAACAACCCACGCACCACACGACTCCCTCACGGGACCGTTAATGCATGTCTTGTCACGGTTGACTAATAGTCCGCACTCCTCTAGTACCTCGCATAAGCGAGGAGCTATTTCCCGTGAGCACATTATGTCATCACCAAAGACACGAATGTCCTTGGTAGAGCATAACGTACCCCGATCACGACCAATTATTGTCGTGGCCTGAGTGAGACCCCAGAAAATCAGGGTCTCCAAAGGGAAACAGCACGCGTTACCCATTGTCGCAAGACAATTAGGCTCCCAAGTCTCCTTACCATAGGAGACTGTACGGGTCCGGTAACGTGTAACTAGCGCAAAAAGCCACTTAGGAAGTAATATACGACCTAAGAGTAAGGATAAGCGATCACTCGCATCCTTAAGATCAATTGTAGCGATTTTCATATCGTTACAACGTTGACGATTAAGACTTACGTCTTTAAAGTCAATGGCTTTTCGCGTCAAGAAGTGTTTTTGCAAAAAACGATAAAGAATATCCATAAGCCCTTGTTGGGCAAATTGGTTTTCTTTAGGTTCAATGCAAATAATCCGAGGACCACGAAAGTCCTTTGGAACTGCAGTAACGCGAGAACTAGGTTGTTCCATGATCTCAACGGAGTTAATAACATTAAAGCTATTAACCTCGAAAAGAGACCGTGGTAGACCTGGCCAGCGTAAAAACTGCCACTTCTCAACAGGAGAAGAGCGATCAGCAACGGCACCGTTTCCATGGCGCCCCCAAGGATGTTTCTCAAAATCCTTGAGTTCCTGTAACTCAGGTAACTTGCTATCGAACAGATGACGAAAAATTTCGCGAGTTAAGGCGATTTCAGGAGACCACTTAATAGTGATTTCCCTAGTCGTCCGCTCCCGAAAACCCGCCACTGTCTTATCGACAGTACTCTGTTCGATCCTCCCCTCGACCTTCGCGAAGATCATTGTTACTTGCCTTAATAAAAATAAGGCTCGTGTATTGATCTCCGTAGAATGTCGGGGTTGCCCATCCTCAAAAAATACCTTTAAAA